ACAGAACAAGCTAAAGGAATCATGAAAGACGTAGCAAGAGGTTCTTCTATTCTTAGATTATCTAAGGTAGAACCTATGACAAGCGAAAAGAAAAAGTTTTCAGTTATGACAGATGGTCCTGGTGCATACTGGGTAGGAGAAACTGAAAGAATTAAAACTAGCACTGCAACATGGATATTTCCAGAAATGGAAGCTAAAAAACTAGCAGTTATAATTCCAGTAACAAAAGAAAAATTAAACGATACTACTATCAATGTGTTTGGAGAATTAAGACCAGCAATAGCAGAAGCATTTTATACTGCAATTGATGCAGCTTGTTTATTTGGCACAAGTTCACCATTTGCAAAAAACATTCTAGGTGTAGCAACTACTGCAGAAAATACTGTTGCATTAGAAACAAATGGTGCAGGAAAGTTAGATCTAGATATTTCAGATGTTATGGCATTAATTGAAGATGCAGGACTAGATGTAAATGGTTTTTCAGCACATTATGGCATGAAAAATTCCCTAAGAAAATTAAGAGACACAAATGGTAATGCTTTATTTGTTCCAGGAGTAGGTCAAAATGAATTCTATAACAATCCAATAGAATTTGTTAGAAATGGAGCATGGGATAAAACTAAAGCAGAAGTTATCGCAGCTAATTGGAACTATTCATTGGTTGGAATTAGAGCAGGGATAGAATATGAAATATTGAAGGAAGCTACTCTTCAATCAGTAACAATGGGAGATGGAAAACCACTTTCATTAGCTGAAAATGATATGGTTGCTATTAAAGCTACAATGAGATTAGGATTCTTACCAATTAAAGATGAAGCATTTGCAATATTAACACCAAAGGTTGAGGCAGGGGCTTAATCCCTTGCCTTTATACTTAAGGGGGGATTATATGTTTAAAGAGTTTATTAAGGATGGCCATAAAATAAAAGCAACAGAAAAGGCTTATCAAGTAATATATAAAAACCAAGGATATATACCATATGAGGAAATAACAAAAGATGATGCAGATGAAGGAGTAGAAGAGGATCTAGTTGATGATTCAGATCAGGAAGAAAAAAATGTTAACTTAAACAATTTAAAAGTAGATGAACTGAGAGATTTAGCAAAACAAAAAGGAATTGAAGGCTATTCTAAGATGAAGAAAGAAGAATTGATAGCTGCTTTGGCAGGTGAATAATATGACTGATTTAGAGAAATTAAAAGCAATGATAGATGAAGAAAACTACCCTTATTTCACAGATGAATATTTACAAAGTAGAGTAAACCAGATAGGGGTGGAATATGGCATAACCTTAGAAAGTATTGCAAGAGATTTATGCTTAATGAAAGCAGGGATAGAAGAAATAAAACTTGGCGATATAACAATACCTTCTCCTAAGGGACATTTTATGATGTTGGCACAGAAATACAGGTCTAATCTTACTGGAGTGGTGGTGAGAGCAGATGGGAGCTAATCTGTATTACAAGAAATATATTGAAAAGCTTATTAATTCTAATCCTGCTGATATCACTATAAAAAGAGAAATAAAAACTGATGATGGGTATGGTGGCTCCATTATAGAAGAGAAATTAATTAGTGAAACAGTAACCTTTTATGAAAGAAAAGCAAGAAGAGAAGTAGCAACAGATTATGGTACTACCTATGTAGGTGTAAGTGTTACAAAGATACTAGCAGAAGCAGATTCTGAGATTATAGAAGATGATACTTTTATCCATGGAGGTAAGACTTACAAAGTTTTGTATGTTAAACCATACTTTGATATCTGCAAACAGATTGAATTGGAAGTGATTAATAATGGGGTTTAAGATTACCAAGAATACTTTCGACAATAAGGCAGTAGAGGCTACAGTAAGAGCTACTATAGGAGTATATGCAGATATTGCAGCTAAGAAAATGGAAGTAGAGGCTAAAAAGAATAAACCATGGGAAGACAGAACCAGCGATGCGGTCAATAGTATATTAGGTGATTTTGGCTGGAAAGGGAAACATGCAGTAATTTCTTTAAGTGGAAACATGGATTATTCAGTATTCCTAGAGTTAGCCCATGAAAAGAAATATGCCATTTTAGTACCAACTATTCAAAGAAATGCTCCTGAGGTTTTAAGGGCATATAGAAAGTTGGTGTAATGATGGAAGATTTATTATGGATTATATTAGCACATTACATTGCAGATTATCCATTGCAAGGGGATTTTCTTGCACAAACAAAGGGTAAATACTGGTATAGCTTACTAGCCCATTCAATAATTTATGGGTTAACTATAGCATTGACATTAAAGTTGTTAGGGTTATTTGCTATATGGAAGGCGGTAGTTTTGGTAGCAAGTCACATGATCATTGATTATAAAAAAGCTACTGCTAAAAACAAAGACAAGTCATTAACGACATATCTTTATATAGACCAAGCTTTACACATAGCAATAAATATATTTTTGGTGGTGGTTTAGATGTGGAAGGTAATTTTTGATAAGTTAAAAGAAAATAACCTTAATCCATATCCACCAGGCAAACATGAAGGGCTTTGCGACAAACCCTATTGTGTAGTTAAAGAAGGTACTCAAATACCTTCAATTCAATCCAATAGATTAGGGCAAAAGGTTATAGATATTATTGTTTTTGTACCTTTGAGTAGCTATATAGCATTAGAACCTTATATGAAACAGATTAGAGCAGCATTAAAAGAAGTACTTGATTTAAGGAAGACAGGGTTTGAAACTCCAGCTATTACTGATGATGATAAAAAAGCGTACACGAGCAGTATAGAATATGTGATTATTAAGAAATTGGAGGGATAATTTATGGCAACTACAACGCCTGTTGAATTCCCATTGGCAAATATTGCTAGAGTGGAAATCGCAACAGAAGAAGAAGTTCCAAAGGAATACAGACTTACTGATGTAGCTAGTGAAGCAGAGGTAACTGCATATGTTTCACAGGGCGAAGAAAAAGAGTTAAGAGTTAAGAATACTATTAAGGCACAGAACAAAACAGAGGATATTGTAATGGGCTATGATGTTAAATTAGTATCAGCTACTATGATTCCTGAAATATTAGCTCTAGTTGATGGTGGAACATGGGACGGAACTACCGCTAAGAAATACACAGCTCCACCTATAGGAAGTCCTGTTACAAGAATACCATTTACAATGCATATATATACAGAAGAAAAAGATGGAGATGGTTCAACAAAGAGCTATGTTAAATTCTCTTATAAGCACTGCAAAGGAAAACCTACTAACTACACTCTAAAAGACGGAGAGTTTTTTGTGCCAGAACTTACGGCAAAAAGTAGACCTAAAATGGGAGAAAGTCCAGTTGAATTTGAAATATTAGACCAGCTACCTGCTTAATTGTGGGTAGCTTTTCTATATAGAGGAGGAATAATATGAGCGAAATATTAAGCATTGAACAATTAAAAAACATGGCTACAACAGTAATAGAGATACCAGATTTTGAAGGCACAGGTACAATAAAAGTAAGAGTACAGAAACCTAGGTTAATGGCTATGGCTGCACAAGGCAAGATACCAAATCACTTGTTAGGTATAGTAAATAATATGATGTTTCCAAGTAAAAAAGAGAAAAAGGAACCAAACATAGAAGAAATAGCAAAAATTTATGAATTATACTGCAGGGCTTGTTTAGTAGAGCCTAGTTATGAAGAATTCAAGGATATTATGACAGATGACCAGGCTGACGCTATATTTAGTTGGGCTATGGGGTTAAATAATAAATTAGATTCCTTTCGTAAAAACAAAGGAAATGGCTCAAGTAATAATAATGGCGAAACATTACAGGAAAAGACCAAGTGAGATATTAAACATTGATAATGATTATTTAGCTTATTGTTTTGATGAAGTAGCTTTATATTTGGAAAGTGAGGCTACTGATAACAATGGTAATATTAATTGGAATAGGATAAGATGGGAAGACGATAAAGGGAAATCTAATAATTCTAATAAAGATTTAATGGATTTTATACGAAAACATTAAAAAGATACCTTTCCTTGAAGAAATATTTGGCAACAGTTATAATGTATGTAACAAATAAAAACAAGGGAGGAAATCTTATGAAGAAGGAACTAAAAGGGTTTGTTATTGGTGTTATTATAACAGTAATGCTAATGAGTACTGTCGCCTTTGCAGGAGGGGTGAAACAGAAGATAGAAGTAGCACTTAATTCAATAAACATAGCTGTAAATGGAAAACCAGTGAAGGCAGATAATATTTTATACAAAGGGACAACTTATGTACCATTAAGGGCAATATCTGAAATGTTAAGGAAAGATGTAGATTGGAATGGAGATACTAATACAGCTAGCATTAATGATAAGGATTTAAATAAAGCAGACCCAAAAGACGTAATAGGGAAATCTGATTTACCTTATACAGTAAGAGCAAAGAACGATATGGCTATTACCATTAATTCTTATGAAGCAAGTAAAAGTGGCATAAAGTTAAATGTAACGATGACAAATCATTCTAGTGTGTCAGATAAAGGTAAAATAATGTTATCCACCTACGATATTTATGATGGAAAAGAAACATTAAAGTTTATTAGTATGGACAGAGTATTTTATGACACAGATTATTTAAGGGCTGGGCAATCAGTAACCGGAGATGTAATCTATTCAGGATTATCACATGAAACAGATACTTTCACATTGTATGGTAAGCTATGGCAATATATAGACACGGAAGAATTTAAGATTACTTTTAAAGTAGAATAATAAAAAGGCATCCTTTTGGATGTCTTTTTTATGCCTAAAAATAGGTAGGTGACGAAATTGGCGATAAATGCAGGTAGTATAGTAGCAAGTTTAGATTTAAATACTGGACAGTTTTCAACTAAGCTAGAAAAAGCACAAAAACAAGCAGACGGGTTTGCAGAAAAGTTAAAAGGATATGGTAGTGCATTTGAGGAGTTAGGAAAAGGGCTTACATTAGGAGTTACTGCTCCATTAACTGCTATAGGTGTTGCAGCAGGGAAGATTGGAATGGATTTTGAGGCAGGCATGAGCAGGGTACAGGCAATATCCGGAACAACTAAAGATGAAATGAGTAAGTTGAGCGAACAAGCCTTGCAACTTGGTGCTGATACTGCTTTTAGTGCAAGTGAAGTAGCATCGGGTATGGAAAATTTGGCAAGCGCTGGATTTAATGCAAATGAGATTATGGAAGCTATGCCTGGGCTACTTGATTTAGCAGCTGTTTCAGGAGGGGATATTGCTCAATCTTCCGAAGTTGCTGCTAGTGCGTTACGTGGCTTTGGTCTTGAAGCAGGTGAAGCAGGGCATGTGGCAGATGTCTTTGCAAGGGCGGCAGCTGATACTAATGCAGAAACAGCAGACATGGGAGAAGCTATGAAATATATAGCTCCTGTGGCTCATGCTATGGGATTAAGTCTTGAAGAAACTGCGGCTGCTATTGGAATCATGTCTGATGCGGGAGTTAAAGGGTCACAGGCAGGTACTACATTACGTGGAGCTTTATCTAGGTTAGCCAAACCTACAAAAGCAATGAACGAAGTTATGGATGATTTGGGTATTTCTTTTTACGATTCCGAAGGTAAAATGGTATCTTTAAAAGACCAAATTGCAATACTGCAGGATGCAACTAAAGGTATGACACAGGAGCAGAAAAATCAAATGCTTGTTACCTTGTATGGGCAAGAATCCCTTTCCGGTATGTTAGCATTGGTTGATGCAGGCCCTGAAAAGCTTGACACCCTTACGACAAGTTTGGAAGAGTCAAACGGTGCTGCTGCAAAAATGTCGGATACCATGATGGATAATACAAAAGGCAAATGGGAAGAAATGATGGGGGCATTAGAAACGGCCGGCATTAAAGTATTTAATGTGATAGCACCTGCAATAACAAAAATTGCAGAGAAAGTTGGAGAATTGGCGGATAAATTTTCAAATCTTAATCCCAAAACTCAAGAAACCATAGTTAAAATGGCAGGAATTGCCGCTGCTATTGGCCCTGTTTTAGTTGTAGGCGGCAAAATGGCTAACGGCATAGGCTCTATCATAGGATTGTTTTCTAAATTTGGTGCAGGAGCTAATATAGCGACTACTGCTGCAAGTGCATTAGGTGGAGCAAGCGGTTTAGGTAGCGTTATTACTACTGGTACAGAAGCAGGAGGTGTGATAGCTTCTTTAGGCGGAGCAGCAGGAAGCGGAGGAATATTAGGAAGTTTAACTTCTGGATTAGGTACAAGTTTAGCAGCTATGAATCCCTGGGCTCTTGGAATAGCAGGAGCTGGTGCAGTTGCTTATGGACTATACAAGTGTTTAAGTGAGGATTCGATACCGGCTGTACAGATATTTGATGACACTATATCGGAAGGCACCCAAAATGCCGTAGGTAGTTTTTTAGAGTTTAACGATAAAGCAACTCTTGCTTTAGACCAATTAGCTTGGAGTGGTCAAACAGTAACAGGAGAAATGGCAGAAAACATATCAGGAAACTTTTCACAGATGGCAGCTGATATTCAAGCTGGGCTAGATAAGAACTATGAAGAGTCTTTAGGAAAGATGCAAAATTTTGTAACCGGCAGCACTTCTCTTTCAAAAGAAGAGCAGGACCAGATATTAAATAATATGCAAGAGGGTTATGAAAATAGAAAGCAAAGTGTATCTGATGGTGAAGCAAGGATAAAAGAGATACTTGATACAGCTTCCAGTAAAAAAAGAGCCTTAACTAAATCAGAGCAGGAAGAAATAAATTCTATTCAAGAGGACATGGTAAACACAGGAATTAATGTTCTATCTGAAGGTGAAGTGGAATCTAAGTCTATTATGGAAAGAATGAAAGCTCAAGCTGGAGAAATTACAGCTACTCAAGCTGCAGAAGTTGTTAAGAATAGTTTGGAGCAAAAAGATAAAAGCATTAAAGCAGCCAATGAGCAATATAACGATGTAGTAAAAGAAATTATCAGGCAAAGAGATGAAGCTGGAACTATTACTAAAGAACAAGCTGATAAACTAATTGAAGAAGCTACTCGTCAAAGAGATGAATCTGTTAAAAAAGCAGAAGAAATGCATACAAATGTAGTCAATGAAGCTAAAGCACAGGCTAAAGAGCATGTAAATGAAGTAGATTGGGAAACTGGTGAAATAAAAACCAAATGGCAAATAATGTGGGAAGATATAAAAAAGTATGCTAAAAAAGCAGGCCAAGCATTTTTAGATCTTGCAAAAGCAATTCCAGGGTACCTTAAAGATGTGCCAAGTAAAATGTTTAATATAGGTAAGGATATTATAAATGGTCTAATAAATGGTATTAAATCACTTGCACATAAAGTAACGGAGACAGTTTCTAATGTAGCGCATTCTATTTCAAATGGATTTAAGAAAGTATTAGGAATTCATTCTCCTTCAAAGGTATTTGAAAAGTTTGGAAAATTTACAGTTGAAGGTTATGTAGAAGGAATAGAAAAAAATAAATACAAGGCTATTAAGTCAGTAGAAGATATGGGGAACATGGTAATAAAACAATATGATAAGTTGGGAGACGCAGTTATAACAGCCTTGCAAAATAAGTATAAAGAAGAAGAGAGAATACAATTAGATAGTCTTAGAACACAAACAGAAAATGTTAAACGAGAAACTGATGAAAGATTAAGACAATATGATAGAGAATTACAAGCTAAGCTGAAAGTATTAGATTTAGAAACAACAGATGCTGAAAAAGAAATACAAGACCAAATAGATGCTATTAATAATAAGACTAAGCAGGAAGAAAAAGAGTTAAAGGAACAAGAGTACCAAAATAAAATTACAGCTAAAGAAAAAGAATTATCAGAAGCTAAAAGTGCAGAAGAGAGATCAAAAATACAAGCTGAACTTAATCAAATGAAAGCAGAAAATGAAAGAGAACATCTGTTAGAGCATAGACAAATGCAGATTGCAGCATTGCAAGACGAAATGGATAGAATAAGGCAACAATCAGCAGATAAAAGAAATGAATTGCAATTAGAATATGAAGAGAAGAAAAAGAACGAAGAAAATAAGTCAGCGGTAGTAATAGCTAATTTAGAAAATGAAATGGAAACTACTAAAGAGCATTATGCAACATTATTAGAAGAAGAAAGGTTACAAGCGACAGCAAGAACAATTATACTGGATGAAAATAATAAGGAAATGATAGAGTTGCTAGGTAGCTATAACCCTTATTGGCAAGATGCAGGGCAGTCATTTGGAGAAAGTTTGTTGTGTGGGTTAAATAGCATGAAGCAACCTATTCAAGAAGCAGTTGATGATATTTTGTCTTTAGTTGGAAAGGCAGGGAGAGCAGCTGCAAATATAGAAGCACAAAATGCAATAATTGTTCAATCCAAAAGAGATTGGGAGAAAGCATATGAAACAGGGAATAAAGCAGCTATGGACAAAGCCCATGAAACCGCAGAAGGAGCAAGGAAAAATGGTGGAACTATTAAAGCGACTGACCCATTAGAGAAAAAACATAGATCCAGTAAATATGACACATTACCCAAAAATGCACAAGGCACTAATTATTTTAGCGGTGGATGGACTTGGGTAGGAGAACAAGGGCCAGAGTTAATAGAACTTCCTAAAGCTAGTAAAGTATATAGCAATCAAAAATCAATGGATATGGCAAAAGGTTCAAACGGAGGTATAACTCAAAATATTACCATTAATTCGCCTACACCATTGACTCCTAGTGAAATAGCAAGGAAGAACCTTCAGGCATCAAGACAATTAGCTATGGAATGGGGGTTGTGATATGGAGAAGGTAACGTTTATAAATAGTATGGGTCAATCAATTCAACTAGGGAATGAAGAACCTTTTATTTTAACTAAAATTGAAGGAACTGGAGCGGCTAGTACAAATATTCAAACTCAAAAATCCCCATTTCAAGATGGTGAAACTTATATAGATAATTTGTTAGAACCAAGAAGCATATCAATTGAGATAATTGTCTTAGCAAATGATAGCAAGGAAATGATAAAGAACAGGAGAAAATTATTGCAAGTTCTTAATCCTAAACTAGGGGAGGGCAAATTAGTTTATGATTATGGCGATATCAAAAGAGAAATAAAAGCTATATCAGAAAATGCGCCGGTATTTCCTGATGATGGGGATTTTAAAGATACTATGCAACCTGCTCTAATTCAACTATATTGTTCTAATCCATTTTGGTTAGATACTTTCACAGAGTCGCAAGAGTTAGCTGACTGGGTAGGAGGTTTGATGTTTCCCTTACAGCTTCCTATGATGTTTGCTGGGAGAAGTTCAAGGCAACATACAATAATTCATAATGCAGGTGATGTAGAAACACCAATAGTTTTCGAATTCTTAGGCGCTGCGACAAACCCAAGAATCACTAAAATTGATACGGGGGAATATATACAAGTCAATAGAACAATTAAAAATAATGAAAGATTAATTATTACTACTGAATTTGGAAATAAAAAAGTAATTTTAAAAAACATAGATACAGGAGAAGAAACAAACGCTTTTGGGTGGATAGACTTAGGTAGTACTTTCTTTCAATTAATAGTAGGAGATAATTTGATATCCTATAGTGCAGATGCAGGGCAGGAAACAGCTAAAGTATGGATTAAATGGCGGAATAGATATGTGGGGGTGTAGTATTTGAAGCCTATTAGAATTATAGATAAAGATTTTATTTTATTAAGCGAAATAGATGATTATGAAAGCCTAATATGGGCTAGAAAATGGCATAGACCAGGGGAGTTTGAATTACATATAAATATAAATAAGCAAAATACTCACACTTTGCAAAAAGAAAACATTGTACTATTTGGTGATAAAGCAGGAGTAATAAGGCATAGAGAAATAGTAATTGATGAAAGTGGCAAGGGCGGAGAAACTTTACTTATCAAAGGTTCCTCGCTTTCTTCTTTAGTAGGTAGGAGAATAACATTGCCACCAATAGGCAATGCCTATGATGCAGTAAATGGGAATGCAGAAACTGTATTAAAGCATTATGTAGATGTGAATTGTGTTAATCCAGCAGATGCAAACAGAAAAATACCTAATTTAATTATTGCGCCTAACTCGAATAGGGGTATTAATTTAAAATACCAAAGTAGGCTAAAGCAGTTAAATGAAGAATTAGAAAAAATATCAATGATAAGTGGATTAGGTTGGGATATTTCGATAGACATTGAAAATAAGAAGTTTGTGTTTGATGTAATGGAAGGCAATGATTTAACAACTAACCAGACTGAGAATAATCCTGTAATATTTAGTATAGATTTTGACAATATAAAAGGACAAACATATATAGATAGTGATTTGAATTATCGTAACCAAGCCTATGTAGGTGGACAAGGCGAAGGGGTAGACAGGAGTATAGTAGAAATAGGGAATAACCTACAAGGGTTAGATAGGCATGAGGTATTCATAGATGCAAGGGACATAGAAAATGAATTAGATTTGCCAACCAGAGGACAGCAAAAGTTATTGGAAATGGCAAGGCTGCAATCCTTTGAAAGTGAAATTTTGAATAAAGGTACATTTGAGTATGAGAAGGATTGGAATTTAGGAGATATAGTTACAGTTGTAAATCCTAAATGGGGAATTACAATGGAAACTAGGGTAATAGAAGTAAGGGAAATATATGAACCTAGTGGCTTTAAATTAGAAGCTGCATTTGGTAATACAATTCCTACCTTAATAGATAAGATAAAGAAAGAAATAGATATGCCACTCATTGAGAATAAAACTAAGTTATCGCAACTTGAAAATGATGGCGGGTATATTAAAAGTGAAGAAGTAGTAAATATTGTAGATGGTATTGAAATTGGTGGAAGAAATTATTTAGTGAATTCAAGTTTAAAAACTAATAGCGGACCATTTAAGCCTAATCAAAATGTAACATTGTCAAATCCTAATGGAGAATATCTAAAAGTTTATTCTAATCAAAGTTCTAGTACACCTGGGATTATTATAAGGAATTTTGCGATTGAGGATGCCGAGTATACCGTATCTTTTGACGTGAGAGGATTTGGCGGAGTTAAAACAGTTGGTGTTTGTTTATTAGGTCTTGTTAAAGAAGTGAATGTTACAGAAGAATTTCAAAGAAAATTTGTTACACTTCGACCAAGTTTTACTCAGGATTGGTTTTTAATTTATTGGTCAAATAAAGCTGTTGGTGAAGGGTTTGAAATAAAAAATATTAAATTGGAAAAAGGTAATAAACCTACAGATTGGACTCCAGCATTGGAGGATATAGTTTTGAGAATTGAGGCTATAGAACAACAATTGGGTATTTAAAGGAAGGTGATAAAGTGGCTGAGTATTCGAGATTTTTTGACCATATTGATGGGGATAGAAGTTATAACGCAGATGATTTTGCAGAATATTTTAGGCAAGTATTGACAAATGGAATATTAAATGGTGGAGAAAATTTGCAAGTTTATGTAAATGGCACTGACAGAATAGCCAGAATAAAACCGGGGAAGGCTTGGCTAGAAGGGTACTTTTATAAATTGACTGATGAATTACAATTGCCTTTGGAAGAAGCTCATGGCACATATGATAGAATTGATAGAATTGTAATAGGGCTAAATACTAATACAGATGTTAGGAGTATAAAAGCATATGTAAAAACAGGTCTGCCAGCTTTTACACCAGTAGCTCCGGAAATAACGAGAGAAGAGAAAATATATGAAATTTCATTAGCGCAAATACTGGTAGTACACAATACAACGGCAGTGCCAATAGGAAATGTTACAGATGAAAGATTAGATCCTAATGTGTGTGGTTTGGTAAATTCTCTTATACAGGTAGATACAGCAACTATGCAAGCTGAATTTGAAACTTTTATGGATACTTTAGCAGGACAATCCTATGTAAGCCGAACTGAGTTTATTGAACACCAGGATGATACTACAACGCATATGACACCTGATGAAAAAAGTAAATTAGAAGGGATAGCAGATGGTGCACAAGTAAATACTGTAACAAGTGTAAATAGCAAAACAGGAGCGGTAAAATTAACACCTTCTGATGTGGGAGCGGCAACATCGGCACAAGGTACTTTGGCAAACAATGCATTGCCTAAAGCGGGTGGTACTATGACAGGTATATTAATAGTTCAGTCAAACACCTCATATACGACACGACAAGTACACAACATTATACTATCTACAGCAGATGCAGATGTAAATGCTATGCAAAATGGCGACATATGGATTAAATACAAATAGGAGGTGGTGGTATAAATGGCTGAATATTATGATGAAATTACTGAATATAAAGAAGATGACTATATACTGCCAGCAAGTGGAACGAGTTTTGGTACTGAGGATATTTGTATGGCAATGCTTAGGGATAATGATACTAGCATATTATTTGGCGCAGTTGAATTTTCTATACAAGATAGTGAGCCAAAATCAGGGTGGAACTGGTATTATGACAGAGAGTTATATGTGTGGCATTTAAAACCAAGTGTAACTTATGCTGTAGTATTTGGAAATACGAGGTGTGTGAATGGAACTAAATTTTTTAAATTTATGAATGTAAACAATAAAATAGTTATTCTCCAACCACTACCTGAAGCTGTGTACAGAGGGGAAGTAAAAGTAGCTTATTATCCTCCAAGTGGGGACACTAATAAATATTACTTTCATTTATATGAAGATTGGACACCACCTAATATGGTTCCCAAAATAGATGGAATTGTAAAAACATATGCTGATGGTCGTACAAAAATAGATGGTGCATTAAGGCAAGTAGATAAAGTTTGGACTAAAGTTAATGGTGTTTTAAGGGAGGTGTAATTTGTGAAAATAATTAAGTATGAAATAAATAAAAATATCCTTACAGTAGGCTTTAACGAAGATAATTTTGTAGTATATTCTTCTATTGCTTATGACCCTAATAAAACTAAACAAGAGCTTTTACAGCAAGCATATATTCAATGCAAAGATGCTATAGAATACGAAAAAACGCAAGACGAACCTTCTATACTATGGAATAGTGGAGGAGATGAAGAATATGAAGAATATGAAGAATTTACTCCTGAAGAACCAAAGGCAAATAAATTAGTAGTAGATTTCAATAACTTAACAGGAGAAGTGCTAGACCAATACTGCGAATTATATTCTACAGAAGTAACTTTTTATATAGAAGGTACTGACAAAGCGAAAATAGAAAATAATACAGTTGTTGAAAGTGAGGTAGAAACAGATACCGAATATTTTATTGCTGCTAAATATAATGAGTTAGTAGAAAAACAAAAGAGAATTATTTATGCGCCAATAATAGTTGATGAACCCGTAGATGATGAAAAAATAGCTATGGCAGAGGCTATTGTAGATTTGAATAACAGAATAACTATATTAGAGGGGGTAAAATAATTATGGAATTAAAAAGATATTTGATAGTTAGCTATGGAATACTTGTTAAGGCTGGAAGATGGAACTTAGAACCAGTAGAAGGAGAAGCAAAGCCCATTGTTCCTGAAAACTATACTATAGCAGTTGCAGAATATTTAGCAGCACAGAATTAACACCTGGGAGGGTGTATTTTTTATGCCCTTCTCTTTTTTAATGCAAATTTAATG